GTCTGGTGGGATGACTACTCATTCCATGACTGTTAATATGGGTTCTAAAAAGAACATCATTCAAAAATTAGTTAAGTCTTCAAAGGAGTCGTTTATTCATCGCTTTGGTGCGATTCAACCATTCAATAATACCTCTCTTGCGTCTATTAATTGGTCTATGCCTGGTGGTGGTGCATATACGCTTGCGAATTATAATTCGATTGGTCCAGCTGGTCTTGGATCATTTGATCATTATATGCCACTTCATATTGTTGATTTGACTTGTACAAATAATATCAATACTGGAACTCTTGTTACAGCTTCTCCCATGTCACAGCTTCTTTTTAAAGGTTCGGCTGTGTCTGCTGGTATTTATAGTCCAAATCGTGTAGATTTTGTAACTATGAATGGTCGTGGTTCTGATGGTATCACGAATTCTATGTCATGGAATGTTGAGAAGTCTACTCGTCTTGCATCGTCTTCAGTACCGTTAGGGATGATTATGCAAGAGTGGGTTCAGATTAAAATGCTTTGTTATGGTGCAAAGATATTTTCTACACGTTATAAGGTACAAGTTGTACAGATAACAGAGGATGACTTTCATCCTCTTGAGGTTTCCTCTATTGATGCTGTTGCAACTCCAGCAGTTCCTCAGGCTTGGGATGATGTTTCAGCTCCTATTAATTTCTGGCAAGGATTATCGGCTGCATCATACAAGCATCCAATTGCTACGGTGTCTACAGATTACCGTAAACATCTAAAGGTTATTAAAGAGTTTAATTTCATTATAGATCCTACAACTACGATTGAAGAGCGTGCAGAAGTTGGTCATTCAAAGGCTTTGAATATATTTGTGCCGATGTATCGTGCCAATAATTATAATAGTAAGTCTCAAGCGCTTGACGGTTCAATTTCTGATCAGGATAATTTCGGAACGGAATTTGAGAAGAATGAGGCTTATCTAAAACCTCGTGCTCGTATTTATCTTATAGTACAGGCAACGAATCCTAAGACACATGGTCCACATGCTAATGATATTCAGACAGTGGCTGATACTCCTTCGTATGATATTATGATTAGGAGTAAATTTTCTCAATTGTCTTAAAAAATGATAATGTTTCTTGGATGTGCACACATTCCTTTAATCCCCCGGAGGGCCAGGAGCAGAGGGCGAAGCCCGTCGCGACTTAGGGTACACTCGCAGTTCTTGAGGAGGGAATGAAACTGCTGAGCGAAGCGAAGGGGACACGCCCGAAGGGTGTGCAGTTTGCTTTCCGACAGTCGGCTTACTTAAGCTCGACTATATGCCATCGATCAGCGCTTAGCTCATTTTCATCGGGCATATGATTACTAAACACAATAACATGTGGGCTATTGAATGCTTTGAAACCTGTTTCATATTTGGTATTCGATATGAGCCCATTTTTAATACTCTCCAATGCAGAGTAGCTTATCTTATTTCCATTATTTCTCGGTATGTCGAAAATTACGATATTACTCGCATCCATATCATTATTAAATATAAGATTGCACAGATCGCTGTATTTGCCGCTTGCGCAGAATATCGCCTTATATTTAATTACAAGCAATTTTGTCAAAGCTGACTTACCTATATTGCCTTCTTTACTCCAATACCAATGTACTGTTCGATCATCAGGCTCTGTCTTGATCAGTTCTACGATTTCCGTTTGCCAAGGTCTAAGCTTGCTTATCACTGCTACTGCTTTTGGAAATCCTTCCATGACTCTCACACCTGTGCGAGAATCATCTTTAGTACAGTATATAACTGCATCTTCAAAGTTTTTTGTTGGTTCCCAATGAATAGTATTTGGAAGCTTGAATGCAGTAGCTCTTATTTTTTTTTTACATAATACAACACCTTGTATATGAGGAGTCCCAGACTCTTCTGTTTCTTCTTGAAATGCCCATTTTATGCAATTTTTACTAAAAGCCGCATCCAAAAGAAATTTCCAATTAGCTCCATAGTTATTCCAAGTAAAGAAATGAGAAATCCTCAATGGAGCTCGACAAGGGGAAGGAAGACTAGTATTACCCTTCCCCGGATCCTTTGGATCCATTTCTTTTATATAAGGAGAATATTTTTATTCTTTAAGTATAGAGATGGTTTATCTTAATGCTCCCCAACGTCGCGCCGCTCGTCGCGTGGTTTCTCGAGTTATTTCGAAAGGTCGTAAATACGGTGGAGCTGTTGGTACAGCTGTGGCTTCCTGGGCAGCCCAAAAGTATGGTCTAAAGGCAAAGATTGCCGGTAAAAAGCCTGTACTTTCACAGCGGGAACGTTCTCTTGGAGGGAACGTTGCTCGTGGTACATCTTCAGGTTATGTTAAGGTTACTCGTAATGCGAAGTATACCGTTGATCCTACTAATAAGGTTTCTACTTCTTCGTCTGGTGGGATGACTACTCATTCCATGACTGTTAATATGGGTTCTAAAAAGAACATCATTCAAAAATTAGTTAAGTCTTCAAAGGAGTCGTTTATTCATCGCTTTGGTGCGATTCAACCA